GCGCAACGCTGGCGATCAGCGCCAGCCTGCCCGCTACCTACAACGCCGCAGGCTACGGCGCCAGCGGTATCACCTACACGACCGTGGGCGAAATCGAGAACTTCGGCAATCACGGCGTGACGGCGAACGTGTCCACGTTCACGGCCATTGCCAACGCAACGGTGCAGAAGTTCAAAGGCGCAAAAAATTATGGCGTGATGAACGTGGTGATCGGCAACCTGCCCAGCGATGCCGGTCAGGACATCATCGAAGCCGCTGCCGAATCGACGGCGCGCTACTCCGTGAAGATCACTTACCCGACCCGCGCGGGTGAATCAACGGCAGAAATCCACTACCTGGACGTGCTGGTCAGCAAGCGCGAATTCCAAGACGGAGCCGTGGACGACGTTCGCAAGATCGCTGTGGACTTTGAAGTCTGCCGCGCTCCCGTGATCGTCGCCGCTACCTGATCCCCGGCCACCAGGCCACCCCGTTGCCACGACCCGGCCCCGTTCGCTCTTTCGCGGGAGCGGCGGGGTTGGGTACGGGCTTTTCAACCTCCCCGCGAAAGGAATCCACATGAACGCTCCCGAAATTCAAGCCGACCCCGCCCGCGCGTTTGACATCGCGCAATTCGAGGCATCCGACACCGCCGTCATGGACGTGCTGCTGCCCAACGGCCAGCCCATGATGCACAACGGTCAGCCGGTGCAGATTGAGCTGTACGGCCCCGGCTCCGAGCAGGACTTCAAGGCCCAGGTCGAAATCGACCGCGTGAACAGCGAACGCATGATGCAGACGCTGCGCGGCAAGACCGCCAAGGATGAGGTGGCCGAGCGCCGCGCCGCGCAGATCAAGAAGCTGGCCGCCGTCACCAAGGAAGTGCGCAACCTCCCCGTGTCTGCTGTGGACATCTACGGCAATCAAAAGCTGGGCTACATCACCAATCAGGTGCTGAAGTTCCAGGGGGACTGGTCCAATTTTTTGCCTCCGAGCGCGCAGACCTGATCCTGCACGTGCGGCAGATGGCATGGCTTCGCGCCGTGCCAGATCCGCCTGAGCCAAAAGGAAGCGCCAAGCCGCCCCCGCCCGACAGGCGCAGCCGCATGACCCGCATGACGGACAGCGGCATCAATCCCCCAATGCCCCCGGTGCTGGCCGGGCACCGGTTTCTGGCCTGGCTGTACGACGCCGGGCCGGGCATGCAGACCGGGCAGGGCCTTGTCCCGCTGAGCAACGCGGAAATCAGGGACTGGCAGCACTGCAACGGCCTGCGCCTGACGCGGCTGGAAGCGCAGACCCTGCGCGAGCTGTCGCAGGCATTTGTTGCCGAACTGAACAGCGCCAGCGACCGCACGCGACCGGCGCCGTACCGGGTTGAAGAAATCGACATGACCAAAGCGAAACAGCAGGCCGCGCAGTCAATGCGGGATTCGTTGCGGGCGATGTGAAGGAAATCCATGAACGCAGGCTTTTATACGTACATCCACACCCGTGTCGATGACGGGAAGGTGTTCTATGTTGGCAAGGGGAAAGGCGCGCGAGCACATTCCACAAAGGGCAGGAATCAGCGCTGGGTGCGTACTGCCGCCAAGCACGGGCTGAAGGTGGATATCGCGGCGCGCTGGCCAACCGAAGCCGAAGCCTTCGATCACGAGCGCCTGCTGATCGCGTGCTTCCGGGACATGGGGCACCCGCGGTGCAACATGAGTGACGGCGGGGAGGGCGCGTCTGGCGTAGTCCCTTCCGCTGAAACGCGCGCCAAGATCGCGGAGAAGAGCCGCGGTCATACGCTTTCTGAGGACGCACGCAAGCGTATCTCGGAAAAGAAGCGCGGCACACCTCCTGCGGCACATGTGTTGCAGCGAAGCGCTGACCTGCGCAGGGGAAAGCCGCTTCCACGCGAAACGGTTGAAAAGATCATTGCGGCGCGGGCTGGCTACACGCACAGTGAAGAGACCCGAAAGAAAATCGCCGAGAAGGCCCGCGGTCGAAAGTGGTCGCAAGAAACGCGCGAGAAGTTGGACGGGGTCAACCGTGGCCGAGTCCGAACCGAAGAGTTCAAAGCAAAGGTCACGGCAGCATTGACCGGTCGGCCATGCAGCCCCGAAACCCGAGAAAAGATCGGTTCCGCCCATCGTGGACGATCAGTCAGTGCCGAGCGCCGCGCCAAGATCAGCGCCGCCCTTACGGGCAAGCCGCAATCTGATGCGCAGAGGGCCGCCCATGCCGCAGCTATGGCAAGTCCCGAGGTTCGCGCGAAACTAAGCGCGGGGAAGAAGGGCAGACCTTGGTCTGCTGCCCGCCGCGCCGCACAAAAAGGGGCTCAGCCGTGAACGCCGGGTCCTTGGAAATATCTCTGGCGGCCGACGTCGCCCGCTTGCGCGAGGACATGAACAAAGCGCTTGGCCTTGTCCAGCGTACCGCGCGTGGCTTTGACGACGCTGCCGCACAGATGCGCGGTGCGCTGGGTGGCATCGGGGGCGGCCTGAGCGCCGCCGCGTTTGGCACCTGGATCAAAAGCGCCATCGACTTCCAGGACCAACTGAACGACCTGAACAAGACCACCGACATCGCGGTGAGCAAGCTGGCCGGCATCAGCTTGATGTCCAAGCAGACCGGGAGCGACCTGACCGGCATGGCACAGGCCATGAACAAGCTGACCCTTGAAATGGGGAAGGCGCCGGAAAAGTTCGCCAAGATTGGCATTACGGCCAAGGACCCGCTGGAGGCGTTCAAGCAGCTCTCCGATATCTTCACCAGCATTGAAGACCCGCAGCTGCGCGCAGCCGTGGCCGCAGAGGCGCTGGGCAAGGGTTGGGCAAGTGCCGCGCCCGCGCTGGCCGAAGGGTCAAAGGCCATTGGCGATATGGTCACGCGCGGCGAAGAGCTGGCGGGCATCACGAAGTTGGACGCCGAAATGGCCGACGCCTTCAACGATTCCATGTCTGAGTTGCAGCTGGCCCTGATGGGTACGGCATCCAACCTAGCCGGCGACATGCTGCCGCTACTGACCGAGCTGGTGAAAAGCCTGACGGATGTAACCGCATCGGCAAACAACACCGAAACGCCATTCAACATCCTGACCGAGACACTGCGCGCGCTAATTGTGATTGGCGGCAACGTGGCTTTCGTCATCCATGGAATTGCCGTGGAGATTGGCGGTATGGCTGCGCAGGCGGTGGCGTTCGGCAGTGGCAACTTCTCGCAGGCCGCGCAGATCGGGCGCGACATGACGGCCGACGCCGAGAAGCGCCGCGCTGCGTTCGATGCATGGGAACAGCGAATGATGAGCGCTGGCAAGACGGCGCGCGGCGAGGCTGAAGAAACCAAGCGCAGCGCGCAGAGTCTTTCTGACGCCGTGCTGAAGTCATTCGTGGACAGCGGGGCAGGGGCGAAAGTCGCCAAGAAAGAACTTGAGGATCAGGCCAAACTGCTGGCCGAGTTGTCCGGCCTGTCCGGTTCCTTCGCAGAAGACTGGGCGCGACTGAACACGATCTACGCCAAGGGCGCGATTACCGTTGATCAGTTGACCGAGGCACAGGAAAAACTTCTAGCGCAACAACCTGCCATGAAAAAGATGGCGGATGAGCGCAAGCATGAGTTAGAAATCGGTGTTCTTCGAAACAAGCAAGTCCAGGAGCGCGCAGAGCTTGAAGCCAAGCTGATTGCCGAATTGTTGGACTCGCGAAATCGCCAATTTGACGCTGATGCCAAGGTCATCAAATCCGCCGAGGACATGGTGAAGCAGGCTCAGTTCGAGCTTTCCATCATGGGCCTGTCCAACGTAGAGCGCGAAAAGGCCATTGCCCTTCGCCAGTTGGAGGCCACCGGCATCGACAAGGCCACGCTGAAATACGCCGAGCTGGCCGAGGCCATCAGCAAGACGGTGACCGACCGGGCCGCGATGCAAAAGCAGATTGACGACTTCCAGAACGTCTGGAACAGCATCGACCGCACCGCGCAGCAGGCCTTCACCAACATCTTCGAGGGCGGGCAGGACGCCTTCACCAAGCTGCGCGACACGCTGAAGGCCACGCTGCTGGATCTGCTGTACCAGATGACCGTGCGCAAGTGGGTCTTCAACGTGGCGGCGAACGTCAGCGGGGCCAGCTCGGGCGCTGTGGGTGCTGTTGCCAACAGCTCGGGCCTGAACAGCATCGGCGGCCTGCTGGGTAACTTCAGCGGCATGTCCACAGCCAACACGGTGGGCAGCATGTACGCCAATGCCACGGGCGGCGGGCTGGACGCGCTGCTGGCGACGAACGGTGCCTACGGCACGGCTGCCGGCTCTGGTGCAGGCCTCATGTCAAACCTGACCACGGCGCTGCCTTGGGTGGCTGGTGGCTTGGCCCTGGCCAGCTTCCTGGAGAGCGACCGCGGCGGCCCCAAGACCGAGGGCGGCGCCGACCTGGCGGGCACCATCCAGCAGCAGTACAACGGCATCGCCGCGCAGCTGGGCATCACGAACAAGGCGATCTTTGAAGCGTTTTATTCGAAGGACCCCGAAGGCGATAGCCTGACCCAGTTGCGTGTGGCCACCATGAGCGGCGGGCGCAACGTGTACGAGCGCCTGGGCGAAGAAAACGTGGGCCGCAGCGACGCAGAGTTTTCCGCGGCCGTGGGCGATGCCACCACGCGCGCCATCGTGGCGGCGCTGAAAGACTCGGACCTGGCCGAAGAGTACAAGCAGTACCTGAACGCCCTGGCCGCCGACGCCACCACAAGCGACATGGAGCGCGCCATCAACCTGATCGCGCAACGCAAGGCCCTGGACGAAGAGTGGCTGCAGGCCACCAGCACCGACGCCGAAAACCTGGCCCGCGCCCGTGCGCGCGAACTGGCCGCCATGGACCCGAGCCTGCGCGCCATCAAGGAACGCATCTGGGCCGAGCAAAAGCTGAAGGAAGTGCAGCAGCAGGCCACCGAGCAGCTGCGCACCAGCCTGAACACAGCGCGCGACGACCTGATGGCCGCCTATGACCGCGAGCAAAACAGCATCCAGGGTGTAATCGACCGCACCACGGGCTACATCGACAGCCTGCGCCGCTTCGGCCAGGCGCTGGCCACCGGCCCGCTGGCGCTGCTGTCGCCCGAGGCGCAATACAACGCCGCCAAGGCCGCATTCCAGCGGCTGCAGGGCCTGGACCCGGCCAGCGAAGAGCGCCTGGCGAACATGGAATCCGTGGGGACAGCATTCCTGGAGGCCAGCCGCAGCTACAACGCCAGCAGCTCAGCGTACTTCAGCGACCTGGCGGCGGTGCAGGTGGCCACCGAGCAAAGCGAACTGCACGCCAAGGCATCGGTGGACGTGCAGCGCATGATCCTGGACGCCAATCGCGGCCAGCTGCAAGCGCTGGGCCTGCTGACGGCCACCACGCAGCAGGGCTTTGCAGCCATGCTGGCCGCATACAAGGCTGCGCAGGGCGCGGCGGCGGCGGGCGGTGTGGTCAACCTGGACCCGAGCCTTGCCAACGGCGTCACGACGGCAGGCGGCACCTATGTGCCCCCAGCGCAGCTTCAGGCGCAACTGGCAGAGGCGCAAGCCAATGCCAATGTGGCATCGCTATACCAGCAACTGCTGGGCCGCGCGCCCGAATCGTCCAGCGCCTACGACTATTACAACGACTACAGCCCGGCCCAGATCGAAGCAATGATCAAGGGAAGCGCCGAATATCAGGCCATTCACGGCAGCCACGCAGACGGCCTGTGGTCTGTGCCGTTCAACGGCTACCGGGCGGAATTGCATCAAGGCGAGCGAGTGCTGACGGCATCGCAGGCGCGCGGGCAAGACGCGGGCTATGCCGAGATGGTCGCCGAACTGCGCGGCCTGCGCTCAGAGGTGGCCAGGCTGACGACGGTATCAGCCACTGGCGCCCAAAAGCAGATCGCAGTAGCGGAAGACATCCGCAGCAACACGGCCGCCAGCGCAGACCGTGCGTTGCTGGCATCGGTGCGGGGGGTTGAGGCATGAGCGAGCGCATCATCATGGTGGCGCTGTACTACGTGCAGCCCGGTGTGAGCCCGGTGGTTCCGCTGTTCTACGCCACAAGATCCCACGTCTCGAATTCCAACTGGGCCTGGACCACAGACCCGTTCTACGTGGACGGGCGCGTCACACAGCCCGGCCTGATCGAGCGCACGATGTTTGGCCCCGGCAAGCTGCGCGGCGCGGCCCCGGTGGCGGCGGGTGCCATCGTGCTGAGCAACGCAGACGGCGAGCTGGACAGCATCCTGACCGAATCGTTTGACGGCCAGCCCTTCTATGTGTACGAGGTTGACCCCGACACACTGGAGGTCACCTACACGCTGCGCAACGGGTTCCTGGAGCAGCCGACCTACGACGACAAGACCATCACGTTCCAGTGCCGTGACGCCCTGCACGCGCTGGACATTGAACTGCTGACGACGAAATACGCGGGCACCAACGCGCTGCCCGCCGGGGTAGAGGGCACAGCCGACGACATCGGCGGAACGACCAAGCCGGTGCTGCTGGGCACCTGCAAAAACGTCACCCCGGTGCAGGTCAACACCAGCAAGAAGATTTACCAGCTGGACGGCGTGCGCGGCTTTGCGACGGGCTACACGCTGGCGGTGTACGACAAGCGAGCGGTGGTGACGCAAGACGGCGCGGGCGACTACACCAGCCAGGCCGACATGGAAGCGAACAACCCCACGGCGGGGCAGTACCGCGTATGGCCTGCGGGCGGCATGTTCCGTATCAACTTCACGCCCTTGGGCGCGCTGACCTGCGACGTGACGAACCCCGCAGACGCGTCAATCGGTGGGGTGGCCCAGCTTGACCATGTGATTGCCACGCTAAGTGCGGATGTCGTTGGCTTGCGCGCGCCTGGCTTCAGTTTGGCCGGCCAGATTTACGACGTGACTCCCGATGTGGGTATCTACATCAACGACACGCGCACCGTGTTGTCCGCAGTGAGCGAACTACTGGCAAGCGCTGGCGGGTTTATCGGCAAGGGGATACCGCTGGATGGAACATACGTCGCAAGCGACATCAATACATGCCAGCTGTACGAGCCCGCCAGCCCGTTCTTCACCCCTTTGCTTTCGCCCATCCTGATCACCGAGGCTGAGCTGGTGCAGGGCACATACCCGACGCTGGTCCCGCCGTCAGAAGCCGACCGGGGCCTTCCCGTTTGGAAGGTGAACGTCCAGTACGCCAAAAACTGGACGGTGATGACGCCCAACGACTTGGCGGGCGCTGCGGCCGCAGACGTTGCCTACTACACGCAGGAATACCGCACGGCCAGCGCATCCGATGCCACGGTCAAAACCGATTGGCCGCAAGCCCTGGAGCTGACCGTCACCACGCTGATCGTGGACGCGGCCGACGCGACGGCAGAGGCGCAGCGCCTGCTAGCCCTGTTCAAAGTGCCGCGCCAGCGCCTGAGCCTGCGCGTCCCGCGCCAGGTGATCGAGCAAGACGCGCAGATGGGGACCGGTGGCCGCGCCCCGGTGAACTTCGTGCCCGGTGCGCGCATCACGTTGCAGATCCCTCGCTTTGGCCTGGACGCCGGCAAAACCTTTGTCGTGCTGGAAATGCAGGAAAACTTTGAAACCGACGAGGTCGCCCTTGTCGTCTGGGGGTAACACCGAATGAGCAATATTCTTCTGGCCTACGGCAACAAGGCGACCGGCGCCACGCTGAGCGGCGGCGGATGGACAACCAGCGGACTGCCGTTGAACAACCTGAAAGACGGCCGACTTGCAAAGGTCGCCAGAAGTGACGGCGCCTCTGTTTACCAGACTCAATTCCGCTTCGACCTGGCCGCCAACTACACCCTGCGCGCGCTGGCGCTGGTCAATCACAACCTGACCACCGGGGCGCTGTGGCGAGCCCGCACCACAGCCGCCACGCTGGACATGGACTTCACCGGCCCAACATCCATGAAGCCCGTCACCCTGACCACCAGCGGTGGCGCGAACGGCACGCGGGTGGGCATCTACGGCACCATTGAGGCCGCCACCTGCCCGAGGTATGACTTCAGCCCGGTGAACCTGGCCAGCGGCACGGCCACGCAGACCATCAGCAGCGTCCCGGCCGGCACGTACCTACTGATCACCACGGGCTCAAATGCCGCTGTGATGGCAACAGGCTCCACCGTCAGCAACAACGGCACCATCGGCACCACGACCTATCCGAGTTTCGTCGTCGTCACCGCAACCGGCGATGTAACCCTGACCGTGCTAAGCGCAGCCACGGCGATTCATTTCCGGGAGTCGCTGGGGTTGTTGGTGGAAGAGGCGCGGGAGAACAAGGCCGTGCGCAGCGAAGGGACCGTGGCGCAGTTGGATGCCGATGGCAATGCAACAAATGCTGCGGTGAGCATCACGGGTTTTGCAAACTCAATAGATATTCAACTGGCTGGCACCACAAGTTATGCTTACAAGTATGTGTCGTTTCCGGACGGAACGCTGACAACGGTGTCGGTTTTTGTGCAAATGGATGATGGTTTGGCACCTGCGCCTACGAACACAACGGCATCAGGTGACTTTTGTATGGCCGCTGACGGGTGGGCCACGTCCAGCGAAGGTGTCTCGGCGCCAACGGTTGAGCCATTTGGGGGCGGGCGTTTTCGTGTTTGGGCGAACGTTACCGCAAGCAGCGCTGGCAATGGCTTTTACGGCGTCGTTAAAACAACTGCCCAGTCATCGCGCGGATTCAGGGTGACCGGATGGCAAGTGGAGGCTGGCGCATTCCCCACCAGCTACATCCCCACCACCAGCGCAGCAGTAACCCGCACTGCAGACAGTGTGTCTATTACGGGGTCGAATTTCAGCGGGTTTTACAGCGCTGGTGCCGGAACCATCTATGTCGAGCATCGGCTGCACTACGTGACTGGATCAAGCGGAAACCGGCCGATCATCATTGATGATGGCGATATTCAGGACCAGATTTATATTGACGGCTACGGCGGCGGAATTGTTGGTAGTGCAGGGGTTGCAGGCTCCTACACATCGACAACTTCAGCGGGGTCTTACACCGCGAATGCGAATGTAAAGGCTGCCTACGCCTATGCGGCAGGCGACCAAGCGGTCAGCCTGAATGGTGGCGCTGTCGGGGCGGGGAGTTTCGCGCTCCCCACCGGCTTGACGACTTTGAGGCTTGGTATAGACGCCGGGGGCACGGTCTTCACAAGCGGCCACATCCGCCGCATAGCCTACTGGCCCACCCGCCGCACCAACGCTGAGCTGCAGTCCATCACCACCACCGGCCCCGACGCCATCGGCATCGACACCGGCTGGCAAAACGCCCTGCAGATGACATTCCACGGCGACACGCCCACCAACTGGGGTGAGCAGTACCCGCTGATCGCTGCTTTTGACGCGCGCACCGCCCGCTACGGCACGGTGGAGATTGACGACACCACCAACACG